ATTGTAATTGTATAATCTGGTTGGAAGTATGGCAAAATCTGTTCGACAATTTGCAGTGCATCATCTGATTGTTTTGCTAATACATATAAAACAATTTCCAAGTTATACGGAACCGGCATAAACTGGGTATCTAACTGTCTACTCGTATCACCTTTTACTTTTTTAAACTTTTGCACTCGACTTAATTTCCGAGCTGCATCGTATGATAGATTTTGAATTTCAAAACCAATTCTAGGAAGCGTGATTGCAACTTTACTTGACAAATCAGCATCTGCTCTGAGGCGAACTAAAAACTTCTCTTTAGGTCCATACGCAAGAGGAACTTTCATAGATTGAACGGTATTCCCCGAACTATCTTTTCGTATTAATTGAACATTATTAAATGTTGTACCGAACCCTACGATTATCTTTCGGATTGTCTCATGGTAAAACTGTTGTCCTAACATTATGAACTGCCTCCTACATCACCAAATGGATTTAATTCTGTGAAATCTAGCACAGAATTATCAGCGTCATCAAATAATTCATTCATCGCTGAAGTATCCACATTACCATCATCTGTTGTGCTTCCATCACCTATTATATAGTCTTCTTGTAACAAGAAGTCACTATCTTCACCAAGAAGAACACCAGCGGATGTTGTCATATCACTAGTTTCTAGTGAGACAACTTCATCATTTGCATCGTCCTCATATATGAGTCTTCCAAATTCATTTTCCAGCATTAATGCATCAATAGTTGCAGAATCCTGTTCCATTGTAAACTGTAATGCAAGAGTATCAGTTGATAGACTATCTTCAATAGCATCAATAGCAGAAACATCTGTATCCAATACTTCAGAACTATATTCAAACAATCTACATCGCAATTTGTATACTGGATTATTATCCAGTTGGAAATATGGTTCGTCATGATCAACAAAATTTATCTGAAACAATTTTGATAGGATAGGATGAAAAATCAAATCACCCTCCAATGGTCTATCTGAATTTGTAGATGTTGCCTCTGAAATTAAATAACCACTTTCAAAAGAAGCCGAAGCTTCAACTGTTCCGCTATCAAGCGTACCATCCTCTAACAAAATAGACCCACCAAGAGTATCAGTTCCAGACTCTATGGTAATCTGTTTTGTGAGGTCTTGAAATCTTTTCTTTGCAACAACAAATGTAGCTTCACTTAAATTCTGTAAACCAAACTGCCCCATCAATTCTTGTTCACCAGCAAAACCGCCGCCACTGTCCTCCATGTACATTTCTATTTTAGCTTGCGTGGTAAATTTTGATAGACTATCTGTTCCAAGAATTGAATCTTCATTGACAAGAGTTCTGTCTAGATAATGAACATCATGTCCATATATTTGAATAGATTCTACAACTAAATCTCTATATAAATTCTGTTCAGTTGCTATTGCTGCAACATTACTGGTGTGAAATATTGAATTTACTGCCATGATTTATCCTATCATATAATTTACTGGCAATTCAAAAGCTAACTGTATCTGTTCCTCTAGTTTAGTTATTTCTTCATTTGCTTGAGTGAATAAAGTTTCACCATTCATAGTTACACCACCCAACATTGCTACACCACTAAACTTACTAAGGTTTGCACCCCATTGCCTTTTGAGCAATGCCGTGGCATATCTTTTCAAATAAATGTCATCGTATATATCTGTATAGGATGTTGGGTCAAGCTTTCTATAGCACTCTATTACCAAATAATCCTCGTCAGCATTAAAGTCATTTTCCCAATCAGCATCTATGTATAAACGGTTTTGGTGTTGATTAAATCTAATTGGTGTTTCACCAACCAAAATATGTTCTAGGAAATCTAAATGATTCATTGTCATTTCATAATGAATTACAGATTGAGATGAAAAATCATATAAATCATTCATTCTCAATTGATATCGTACATCAAACATACTAGAACGAGCAGAGGTATCACTAAATGGAAAAACTTTTACAACTGACAATACAGCGTCTGGAACCGGAATCCAATTCTTACCTTCTAACCAATCAGCAGTTAGGTCACTGTCAATTTTGTCTGTGGCTGTAGTAGTCGTATTTGATCTAGCTCTAGTAACATCAGCTGATGTGATTAAATGTTTTAGATACATTTTTTCTATACCATCATAGTGATATTGTGAAAAATACTGTAACGCTTCATCTATCCTATCATCTGCTTGGTCATCAGAGATGTTAATATCAATGACTCCAAAACCTAGAGCCCTCAAACAATAACTTTTAAATGTAGCTTTTGTTGTTGGTATAGCCATTACTTGTCTACCAATTGTTGTAAGAGATTTTTAATTTCATGCATCTCCGATTTTAAAGTATTTATCTCTCTGGTTGCGTTTCTAATTGTATCTCTCTGTTCTTCTTCTTTTAGAAGTTTTCTTCTTGATTCCTCTGACCTCGCCTTTGCTTTTTCATATGCATTTTTATTACGATTTATAACAACGCCTGGAACATTAGAATCTTTAGCTAAATCTGGTTCACCTTCAACACGTTGATAGTTATCCATTATAGTGCCAATGCCAATGCTCGTAAATCTTTCAGTCTTGGTGGCTCTGACATATTAGTTCCCTGCATTACAATTTTAATTGAGAATGCAATAAACTCATCCAGCGGAGTTCCAATACCATCATCAGTAACACCAGCACTATATTCATATTCTTGGAAATCATCTTGGTCTAGAGATGGGTTAACAAATCTATCTGGAGAACCATCAGTATTTATAAATTCATAATTCAAATCATCAAAATCAACTGAGTCTTGCGCTCCTAGAATCTTGAACAAAACCTTAATATCAGATGTTGCTGGTCTGTGAGCAGTTAACAATATTTTAATTGCAGTAGCTGGATTTTCCAATATAACCTTCTTTGTTACATAAATTGCAGCATTGCTATCACCTTCTGGTTCTGTTGATGCAACGAATGTGAGGTTTGATGCCAAGTCTGAAGCTGAATCAATATTGTTTATTCTGTTACTAACAGAAACCCATGAACTTCGTTTTGAATCAATAACTGGCGATAGATTTTTTAAAGGACTTTTCATTATTAAATCTGTATTGTATGATTTAACACCACCCATTTCATTTGTTTCATTGATGGGTGACGCAATCATAAAAGTATTATCAAATTCAATATTGTCGTTGAGTGTTATATCTATTGCATTTGCAGCAGAAGTTTTAGTAAATGAAGTTTCTGATCCAGAAACACTTGTTCCTGTTGTTAGCTGGGCAGTAGCTGAAACTGAAGTGCTTTCGGGTTCTAATATACCTATCTGTGTAAATCCTGTATTGATAATATGATTTTCTGAGGCAAAAACAACACTACCACCATTTTCAGCAGATGATCCAGCGCCGCCATCAAATACAGGACTAGATGTTAGAAGTATACTATAAGAATCTAAATCTGTGTTTGCAATTGCAGTGTGTGTCTTATTGACTTCTGATAATGGAACTTTATGTAATTGGTAGAACTCTACTGTTGCACCAGCAGAATGTGCTGCCGCAGTTGTACTTTCTTGTGCCCTAACCAAAGTTGAAACAGCTGTTCCAGATATGGTTTCATAGTACATTATTTCATCATCAATCTTAATGTAAAAACGAGGAGTAGTATCTGCTGTATTTGCAAACTTTCCAGTTGTTTTATCAAAATTAGTACCACTTGTCAAAGTTAAAGTTGTTGCAGTAGATGTTATTGCAGCACTCAAGGTTGTTGATAATCCAGAACTGACGCCAGAAATTGTAACATTATTAGCTGTATTATACATACCATTATCTTTATGTGTTACCTTTAATGCAGTATCGCCATGGGTGAATGTCAGTGGATTTATTTTCAATCTTTTGCTGGGCAGAGCGTTATTTTCTAAAGTAACTTTTCCAGCAGCATCAATATCAAAAACAGCTCTCTTTAAACGGAACTTCAGGTCTTCTTCGGGAGAAATAGCCCAAGCAGTATTATTGTGAGATTTGAATAATGTTCCAAGATGTGGTTGTGTGCCAAGTGTTGGACCGCCACCCACTGGAGTTTCGCCCAATAATGATATCCACACTTTATGTTCTGGACTATTACTTGCCAGAACAATAGCATATTCTATTTCCGGTCTAACAAAAACTGGTGATGCGAATGTAAATGTTGTAGGTGTCTCAGCAGTACGATCAGGAATAATATCACGGGCTGGTTTTACCACTCGACCAAAAGGCAATAGTTCAGATGAAGGCTGTCCGTTATATGTATTCCGTATTTCACAAATGACAGGTATATTTTCATCTTTATGAGAAAAGAAAATATCTACTGATGTTAAAAAACATCCACCTACAATTTCATTAGTAGAATCATTGATGTTCCCAGAACCTTCAGTAACTCTAAATGTCATTGCAAGAGGATCGCCGCATTCATCCGGTGGCGCCGGTTGTGCATCGATGTATACTTGCCGCCTGTTCGTTGGAGGAGGAGGTGGGGGTGGCCGCAATTGCAGAGAAATATCGACTGTTTGTTCAAATAAACCTTTGGCTTGGTAATATGCACTACCAGATGAGGCTGGATCAGTTGTCCTAACATCTGTAGTACTAGTTGTAAGTCTAAATTCAACTTCACCAGTGCTAAATTGTGGATTGCCAGCAATTGTTGGGTCAGGGATATCCAAAAATCCCTCAACATGTCCACTGGCATCTGTGATTAATGAACTTCCTGGCGGTGCTGTGGTCAATCCTTCATCAGCAGCCTCACTTGTAAATTCACTTGTCATAGTGACGAATTGACTTACTGCTGTCCTATCAAAAAAGGTATATAATCTTGCATTAGGTCTGAAACCATCACCAACAAATTTAATCTGTGTTTGCCTTACAAATGGTCGAACACCTTTTGTGATAATACGAAAACCATTACCAATTCTTTCCAAATTTGCAATACCAACAGATGTTGGAGCCTCTCCAGCCCTTCTTGCAACTGATATGGAACGAGAGAATGCATTTGCTCCACCTTGTTCTTCTGGAACACCAGTAACTTCGACAACACCAGCCCATTGAGACTGCCAAGAATTCCATATAGCACCCAATACATTATCAGGAGTTGCTACTGCAAAGTCAAAATCATGTGCGACACTAACCACAAGTGCTGGACGAACTTCTGTTTCAAACCAATCATCACCAAAAGGAGAAAGTTCAATAACTCCTCTCCATGTGGAAAGTAAAATTGGCATTACTCTTTCCACTCTAGTTGCAACCAATTGTTCAGTCAAAACTGTTTCAGTATATGGCAAAGTTAACACATCACCTGTCTTTTGATAACCATTAGCAGTTCTCTGGCTATCAGTTGTAGCTTGTTCAGATAAACCAATATTTTGCATTTTGTGTTTTGGTCTTAATTCTTTATTTTCTGGATCAATCGAACATTTATAATCAACATTTGCAACGTCACCAGTTCTATGACCAGCAAAATTATCAACAACAAATCCAGATTTAAATCTATTCAATCCAGCTGCATCAGTAATTTCAAGGTCTTGTGCTGATCTTTCCAATAAGTTTAGTGATGCAATATATTCAACATTTTGCAATCGTCTTTCAATCTTACCGATATCTTTCATAGTAAATCTTTGATGACGCTCTCTTTTTATTTCAACATCTTTGGGAGAAAATGTAAATGCCGGTAAAAACAATGTAGCCAGTAGCATATTTGCTTGACTAACTAGTGGTAAAGTTGGAATTTCAGC